CACTGCACCTGCTGCATCGCATTGATCCGTTGCGCGTGCTCCAGGGATTCGCGGAGCACATCCAGTGGCCTGGCCATCATCTGTTCGGGGTCAACCTTCCAGAACCAGGCCAGGTCATAGGCGACAGCGATCAGGTCGGCGATGGCTGCGATGCCGCACTCATGAAAAAACTCGCCACCGCCCAGCTCAAGGCGTTGAGGTCCACCAGGTCGAGCTGGTTCACCGAGGACGGTGGAATGCCGGCGCAGACCGCGATGTATTTGGCCGCAACGTCCATGTCGAGGCTGACCTCTTCGCTCTTGTCGATCTTGTACGGCAGCGCCTTGATTGCCCGTACTTCCTGCACCGTCGGGCGGCGCAGGCTGAGTTCGGCCAGGGGCTCGCCGTGGGCCTCGATGGGCACCTGCAGCTTCACCGTGTTGCTCATTGCCAGGTCCCCTTCTGCCCTTCGAAGTTCAGCTCGATGCTGGCGTCGTCGCCCTTGGCAATAGGCTCGTCCACCAGGTAGGCCCCGGCCAGTACGTAGACCTTGCCGTTGGCGAACTCGCAGGTGACGGTCATGTCGACGCCTTCGATCAGTTGCTTGAGCGGAAAGTCCGGGGTGTGCAGCGCGGTGACTTTGAACGACGGCGTGAGGTCGGTTTCCTTGTAGAAGCCCGGAACCACGGTTTCCCGCTTGACGGCCATCAGTGGTGCTTCGCAGCCGCCGCTGATGGTCAGTTGAGCGCCGTCCACTTTGACGTAGCAGGTGCCCGCGATCAGTTGACCCATGTTGTTTCTCCCAAAAAATAAGCCCGCTCAAGGCGGGCTGAAAAAGCGCAGCGATGCAGGTCCGGCTCAGGCCGCCGCGTCGTACTGCAGGCGGAATTGGTTGAGCAGCGCGAACACTCGCAGGCCGTTGATGTAGTCCGGCGGGAACAGCACGTTGACCCGGCTCGGGTCCTGCACATCGCGCTCGACGATCAGGTGCTCGGCGAACAGCTCGGCGTTCTCCACATGGCCCTCCAGCTCCAGCTTGGCGTACTGGGCAATCAGCTCACCGCGAATGGTGCTCGGGGTGACGATCGGCTGGCCGGCGCCGAAACGAGTGCCGTCGGCAGCCAGCTTGTGGCGCCCGTATTTGCTGGTGATCACGCTTTGCAGGCGGCGCACGATGAACGCCGACTGGTGCATGGTTTCGCTGTCCAGGTAGGAGTTGTCGGCCTGGCCGTAGGCGTTCTTCTGGTAGGTGGTGATCGCCCGCTGAATACGCATGTAGCCGCCTTCGTAGTAGGCGGTGGCGATGCCGTAGCTCAGCAGCGACTGGCGCTCGGTGAGGGTGAAGCGCTCGCTGGCCGGCGCCGGGTCGACGCCCGGCAGGCTGCCGCTCTGGGTCGGGCGGCTGGCATCGGCGGAGATGAACACCGAAGTCCGCGCCGCCAGGGCGGCGGCCTGGACCCACACCGGTTGCGGCACGCCGCCTTCCAGGGCCTGGATGGTGATGTGCTGGTCGTTGCGTGCCTGGCCGGCCGCCACCAGGGTGCCGACGGTGCCGCGCTTGGCGCTGTAGACATGGCCGAACAGCTGCTTGGCCCAGGACCAGCGGCCGGTGTTGTCGTCCATCACCGTTTGCCAGGCATTCAAGCTGGCGGTATCGGTCCAGGGCATGCAGATGAACTCGAACGGCTCGTCGCCCAGGGCGGCCAGCGCCGCGACCTGATCCGGCACACCGGTGCCACCGGCCATCTTGCCCAGCACCAGGGTCAGGCCCGCCGGGGTTTCTTCGCCATTGCTCTTGCCCAGGCGATTGAGTTGCAGGCTGATGTCGTTGCCGCTGTCGCCGGTCCACTTGGCGTTCAGGGTCACAGTGCCCTCGGCCGCGGTGGCGGTCACCGGCAGATCTACTGCAGCGTTGACCTTCAAGGCCAGGGCGCTGGCCGCTTGTGCGGCACTGGCGCCGCTGACGATGGAGGCTTGCACCCGCACCCCACCGACGTACAGATTGAGCAGGCCGGCGGCGCCGGCGCTACCGCTGATCTTCAGCTCGGCCTTGGCCACGCTGCCCTCGGTGCTGTGCAGCGGCAGGCACCAGATCTCGCCCACCGGGTCGGTCTTGCGCCAGGTTTCGTACATCGAAGCGAGCATCGAGCCCTGGCCGCCGATGCTCCTGGCCAGGGCCACGCTGGACACCAGCACCAGTTTGCCGAGATCGTCGCCAGCCTGGTTGTCGTTGACCTGGGCGACGATCAGACGACGCATGGCCGAGGACGCGCTATTGGCCGCCGAATTGTCCATCTCGGCGTAGAACAGCGGCACACGGATGTCCGCCGGGATATTGCTGAAACCGATCGCCATTATTTGGCTCCTTGAGATTTCGCCGCTTTCACGGCTTTGCTAGTGATATCGCCATCGGCCAGACGCCGGCGCCACCAGGCGCTGTCCGACACTTCACGGCCGGAAGCGGGCAGCAGATCGCCTGCTTCCGGGTCCGGTACGGCGCGGCCGGCGACCGGCAGCACGGTGATGCGTTTGCTCATTGCTTCAGCTCTCCTGAAAAAGTCAGCTCCAGGCGCCCGTCGGGCCCTGGGCGTTGCAGATTGGGGTCCGCCGGATCGATGGCATCGACCCGCACCGTGACCCCGGTCAAGGACGGCAAGCCGTCGAGTTCACGCTCATGCCAGGTTTCCGCCGGCTGGCCGGGCAGATTGCGCCCCAGCTGGAACTCGGCGAAGAAGCGCAGGCGGTAGAGCAGGCGGGTGGTGTCGAACGACACCAGTTCACCGCCGTCGTATTGGATCGGGTTGTACTCGGCGCCGGGTTTGAAACCGACCAGGGCACGCCAGAGTTCGGCGCGTAGGTCGTGGAGTTGGTCCAGAGCTTGTTGTGGGTCTGTGGCGTCGAGGAGCAGGACGACTTCGAAGCGGTCGCGAATGGTTGAAGAAGTGGCATTTTGAGTGTTGCTCCGACTTGCAATATCGGCCAAGGGCACGACATGAGCAGCAGGAGTTTGCGACGCATCAGCTGTGTCCAAAGAAGACATATCAGTACCAACCACTACACGATTAGAAAAACTGGGACAGTGAGTACGCACCTGGGTATAGACAGGAGTAATTTTCATGGTTTTTCCAAATGATCGTAGAGGGCTGGCGAAAGGATTTTGCGTAGCGTTTTGCACCCACCAGAAAGGCTCGGGGCACCGACTTTCTGCACTGTGTGCCTACTAGCGCTTCAAGGTTGTCTCGCTGGCCTTAGCTTTGCCCAGTTCCGTATTGGCAATGTCGAGCAGCCAGCCAAGCGTCCAGGGCGATGACCAACAAAGTCCGAACTACCTACCAGGCTCAGCGTTCACTTCAGCATGAGGTTGTAGTCGATGTTTCCATGGTTGCGATTGCGGACGCCGTGGGCGTTTTGAATGGTCATGGTCAAACTCCAGACACAAAAAAGCCCGCAACTTGGCGGACTAGGGGCTGATCAGCAGTGGTAGCTGATCAGTGATGGGGGATTTCCCCAAGGCAAAAAAATCCAGCGTATAGCGGGTGATGGAGCATCTAGCGTATGTGTCGGTTAGCCAATCAGTAACCGGTGACGTCGATGATTGTTACGCTGGCCTGAAACTGGGAGAAATTGTACTCGGCGAATCCCTGGCCATCCCAGGGGCGGTTGATGTTCGCCACGATCCCGCTCCTATGCTCCCAGGTGTTGTCGGTCGGCGTGATTATGAACGTCGACTTGACGTCCTCGATAACGATAGTGCCGCTTGGGCCTGTCCTCTGCTTCCTTGCTCCATACCCTCGCGTGTTCTGGATCAGAGCACACTTTCGCCCAGCTGGTATGCTGCCGGTGTTAGCTCCCGGAAGAGCTGAACTGTTCAGGATCCGAATGTACTTGCGCAGCGAGTCGTAGACGGTCTCGCCAGTGAGGCGGTTCCTGATACGCATTCCCGGCTTTCCGCCCTCATCGCTTTTCGGCGTGCCGAAGATGTAGTAATCAACAAAGCCTTGAGCGGCGCCGGTAGCGGTTACAGAAAAGAGCCTGACGTACTGCCCATTCATAACGTAAAAGGTGGGGTTGTTACCCCTGACCGCAACTATCTGCGGGCTGTCTGACTGCGGCATAAGGACGTCGGTGTATTTTATGTTGCCGAACTCGCCACTGGTTGCCGGAACAACTCGGCCTTGACTCAACAGGCAATGATTTCGGAATCGGCTGTCAATCTGAATCGCCCTGTTTTGGTTTTTTACCCTAAAACCAATCTCGCTCAAGAGACACCCCACAAGATTTTCACGGAAGTCCGTGCGCCGTAAACGTTCGGAAAACTCCAGGACAGCCTATTGCCGCTGATCGAAGGGATCGGCCGAACAAAGTTTGTCCAGAGATTCGGCCACGGGTCAATCACGACATAGAAAGGCTCGCCCAGCAGGAGGTTGTCGTCCGTGATCGCCCCGTTTCCTATCCCGCTGTCCAAGACCCCGAGCTGGCGCGTCAGGCGATCGGTCACCTCTACGGTGACCTCCCCTGTAACCCTATCCCTTACCCTGAACCCGAAGGTCACGACAGGACACCCAGCTCTACGACCTGGACGCCGGTCTCGGTATCGGTGAGATAGACGCCTCGACCCATGATCTGGAGCCTGTAGCCCACGCCTTCACCGTTGAGCTCTAGAGTTCCTGACTTCCTCATTCTCCAACCCCTTTGCCCTTCGATAAAGTCATCCGACTGGATGTAGTCGCCAATCTTGGCATTAGTAATCGATCCATTCTCAATAAACGCAGACTTGATATAAGCAGCGTTTCCTTGAACAACGAACGGGTAAAAAACATCGGTGGTGTTTGGGTCGATAATCGCAAATCGACTGGCCGCGATCAGAACCTGGCTGGTGATGATTCCTTGGTTGTTCTCGACCCCGACGCCGATGCCGGCCAGGTATGGCTTGTCATCGACCGTGAGTTGGGTCTTGATCGAGTACATGGCCGCCAGTTCGGTTTTCAGGGCCTCTACCTCGACCTGAGCGCCGCCGCCTGAGTCGATCTTCTCCAACAACTGCTGGCTCAACTGCGTCTCGGTGATCTGATCGCTGAGGTAGTCGAGAATCGGCCCGGCGTCCGACGATGACTGCCCGGTAACCGGGCCATAGAACGCCCCTACGTTGCCAATGCGATCCACCAACCGGGCCCAGAAGAAAAACCGTACTCCAGCGGCCAACCCCATGATCGTCAGATCCGTCTGCGGATAAGCGTAATCACCAAACTTGATAGCCGTTCCGACGTCATTGGTCTGGCTGTACCAGATCTCGGTTCGCTGCAGATCCGCAGTGACAACACCCGCCGGAATACCCCACCTCAACTTGATGCCAAACACGATCGACTCGGCGGTGAACGACGCCACCACCGGTGGTGGCGTGGTCTTGCCATTCAGTATCGTCTCGGTAGAAGTCGCGAACACCGAACCAATATCCAGCGAGTTGATCGCTCGAACCTTGGCCACATAACGACCGGCATAGATCCCGCTCACTTCGATCGAAGTCGCACCGGTGCGCCCGGCGAACACCCACTCGCCATCGTTCTTACGCCAGTACACCTCATAAGCAATCGCGCTTTCGGGGCGATCCCATTCGATGGTCATGACGCTGACCGCACTGCCCTGATCGACAAAGTGATCGTTGCTCACCCGAACATTGCTCGGTGGCCGTTGCACACTCGGCGGTATCACTGTCACCGGCGGCCGTTCAATCCGCGCGCCGTTATCAATCGCGTCAAACTTACTGGGCACATGCTTGACCGCGCTGATGCTGTATTTGATGGAGTCATCGCTGAAGTCTTCAGCCACCGACAACACCCGAAACTGTTGGGCTGCCAAGGTCGGCGAGTCGATCGCCCACATCGATTGCTCTGGCGGCAGTTCCTCCAATTTCTTCTCCAGCACCACTCGCTGGACTTCGGCAGGAAAGCCGGTGGTATCAAGGGTGATGTCACCGTTGCCCCAGGTAATTCCCGTGCTGTCCCAGGTCAGTGGATAACCCACCGACTTGATCAGCCGCGAGATGGCCTTGCCGGTGGGCATGATCAGGGTAACGGTGTCCTCCGGATAGGCTTTCACATCGGCGTCGAGCACCAGGGTATCCAGGGTCGCGGAACGCAGTCGGCCGCCAATCCGGCGCCCTGCCCTGTCGTTGTCCGCCACCCGGATGATCTGCCCAGGGCGTGCGAGGGTGCCATCCAGGCCCACGGCGAAACTCACGCTTTCGGTTTCCAGGCGGTTGGTCAGCAGTGCCCATTTACCGATGCGCTGGGCCTGGGCCTGGGAGGTGCAGCCGGTAGCGGTGATTTCGGTCTGCTGCACGCCGTAGCGGGCAATGCCTTCCGGGTCATCGACGTACTGCACCTTCTGCCGGTAAAAATCCGCCGGATCGTTCCAGCTGACCAACGCTACGCTGTAGCGGGTCTTTTTCGCCGAACCACCGTAGACGAACTTGCCGTCGACCACGTTGGCATTGCTGTAGGTGTACACCGGGTCTTCCGGCATATCGGCCACGGCCATCACCGAACCGGCGCCCCAATAGGCCATGCCGCGGAAGGTGGTCGCCAGGTCCTGCAGCACTTTCAAGGCGTCGGCGCGAACGGACAGATAGAGGTTGCAGGTGAAACGTGGTTCGGTGCCGCCCTTGCCATCGGAG